GTCGTCTGGTTGTCGGGATGCGCCTAGAAAGGCTGTGGTGACGGCGGTCACTAAAACGCAATTCCGGGCTGGTGAGCATCGATATCTCCGGTCGGACGGTCGGGGGTGTTGGAGCGACGAACGCTAACGTAGCCACTACAAAGCCCCGTGAGGGGCTTTTTTTGTTGGGTTGACATTTGCTGAGGAATAGGGTAAACCAGAATTCATATAGTGGTTTATTCCTATCTAAAAAATGAGCCAAGACATCCTGGAAAACCCGGACGAAACCCGCGAGCGAGATGAGAGAGGACGGTTTTTGCCGGGAAATGTCACGTCTAAAACCGGGCGCAGTCCTGGCCGTCCCCCTGTCATTCGCCATATCCGCGAACTAGCGCGGGAGAACACAGACGCCGCGTTCGCGGAGTTGCGGAAAATCGCGTTGTCCGGCGAATCCGAATCGGCGCGCGTGGCGGCTATCAAAGAGATTTTTGATCGGGGCTGGGGGAAAGCGGCGCAACCTCACACGGGAGACGGCGGGAAAGGCCCAATGAAAATGGTGGTGAGTTGGCGAGACCCGGAGATGTGATGGATGACGAAACCCGCGTGTATATCGAGTATGCCCCTCGTCGGCTACAATGGCGACTGCATCGCGCTGTCGAGGAAAAACGGTGGTCGGTCGTGGTCTGTCATCGCCGCTGGGGAAAAACCGTGTGGGCAATCAATCATCTGCTGCGCGACGCGCTGACGACTCAGAAGCCTGAGCCGCGCTACGCCTATTTCGCGCCGTTTCTGAGGCAGGCGAAGAGCATTGCATGGGATTACCTCAAGCGGTTCTCATCCCCCATTCCAGGCACATCGATCAACGAGACGGAGCTTCGCGTCGATTATCCGACCGGGGCCAGGATTCGGTTGCTCGGCGCGGATAACCCGGACTCGCAACGCGGCGTTTACCTCGACGGCGTGGTGCTGGATGAGTACGCCCAGATGGCGCCCAGCATGTTTTCTGAGATTCTTCGGCCGGCATTGAGTGACCGCAAGGGCTGGTGCGTGTGGATGGGGACGCCTAAGGGCCGAAACCATTTTTATGCGCTCTACGAGCAGGCCCGGTCGGATGAGAACTGGCATGTCGCGCTCTACCGGGCCAGCGAGACCGGCATCATTGATGCCGATGAATTGGAGTCCGCGCGAAAGATGATGAGCGCGGATGAGTATGAGCAGGAGTATGAGTGCTCTTGGCAGGCGGCCTTAAAGGGCGCATATTTCGCGGCGGAACTGGAAGCGGCTCGTAAGGCTGTACCGGCGCGGATCGGTAAGGTTCCGTATCAGCCAAATATTCTCGTCGATACGTGGTGGGATATTGGCATGGATGACAGCACGGCGATATGGTTCACGCAGGACGCGGGCCGGGAAATCCATGCGATTGACTATTACGAGGCAACGGGCGAAGGGCTGGCGCACTATCGGGACGTGCTGGACCGGCTGAAGACGGAGCGGGGCTATCGCTATGGCCGACACCACGGGCCGCATGATTTAGCGGTGCGCGAACTGGGCACGGGAAAGAGCCGAATCGAAACGGCGCTGGCGCTGGGGCTGAGGTTTGAAATCGTCCCTCGCGTCGAGCGCAAAGCCGACGCCATTCAGGCGGCTCGCTCCATCCTGGGCCACCTATGGATCGACGAAACCCGGTGCGCGCGGGGCATTGTGTGCCTGGAATCGTACAGAAAGGAGTGGGACGACCGGCTCCAGGTGTTCCGCGAGAAACCGCTGCACGATTGGGCTAGCCACGCCGCTGATGCGCTGATGACCCTGGCCAGGGGCCATCGGTTCGCCGATGCGCTACGTTCGGCGTCGCCATCGGCTGCTCTATCCCCTGCTGCCTGGGCCTAACCATGCTGCCATCCATGCCTCAATCGTTCGCGCCCGGTGGCACCGTGCCAGCCCTGGCCGAGTCGCCCGCGATCTCCATCGCCAGCAATGCGGCGCTGATGGAGGCCGAACGGCTGGCCGAGGATCGAGCGGCGCAGGACCGCGCTCCCGTAGTGTCGACGCTCGCCGCGCATATCCGGCGCCGGTGGGAAGACGCGAAACGCGCTAAGTCGGACATCGAAACCAAGATGCTCGCGGCGCTGCGTCAGCGGGTCGGCGAGTACGAGCCGGACAAGCTGGCGCAAATCCGCAAAATGGGGTCGAGCGAGGTGGTGGTTCGGCTCACCGACCAGAAATGCACGGCGGCGGCGGCTTGGATTCGGGACGTGTTGAGCCTGGACCGACCTTGGGGGCTGGAGCCGACGCCGAAGCCGACGCTTCCCCCCGCTGTCGTGGACCGCATCGAAGCCGACGCGATCCGGCAGGTGATGATGCAGGTTCAGATGGGATCGATGCCACTCCAGGGCTTTGATCTGAAGGGCGCGGTTGCGGAACTTGTCGAGAAGGGCGTCAAGGATGAGGCTCAAAGCCGCAACGCGCGGATGGAGAAGATCATCGATGATTACCTCCGCGAAGGCGGGTTCCGCGAACAGATCGGGTTGGCGCTGGACTGGGATTTAGTCACCTTCGGGACGGCGATCCTCCGCTCGCCCGTGGTCCGGCAGCGGCGCGACCTGAAGTGGGCTGTGGACGACATGGGCCAATGGACGCTTCAGGAAGAACAGAGCAGCTACCCAGCGGTCGAGCGTGTGTCTCCCCTGGATTTCTACCCGTCCGACGACGCCACCACCGTCGATGATGCGAGTTACCTCCTGGAGAAATACCCGCTCTCGCGCGCGTCGCTGGCCGCGTTCAAGGGTGTCGAGAACTGGAATGACAAAGAAATCGACGCGGTTCTGACGGAATACGGCCAAGGTGGATTGCGCGAATGGACCACCACCGATTCAGACCGCGCGCTCCTGGCGGAACGCAGCGACGCGGGGCAGTACACCGAGAAGATCGATGCGCTGATTTTCTGGGGTGAGCTACAAGGAAAGCTGCTACTGGATTGGGGTATCAAGTCGGTTGAGCCGTTGAGCGAGTACGCCGTGGAGGCGTGGCTGATCGGCGCGCATGTGGTTCGGGTCGAGATCAAGGAGCCGCACATGCTGGCCCGCCCGTACCAGAAGGCCGTGTATCGTCACCGCCCCGGGAGTTTCTGGGGGCTGGGCGTGCCCGAAGTCATGGCCGATGTGCAAGCTCAGGCGAACGCCGCCGCGCGGGCGCTGGCAAACAATATGGCGTTCGCCAGTGGTCCGCAAGTCGGGGTAGACGCTGAACAGATGCCGCCGGGCGAGGACGGCTCGCGAGTGTGGCCCTGGAAAGTCTGGCGGTTCAACACGGGGAAATTCGGAAACACCAACACGCCGCCGATCACCTTCTTTCAGCCCGAAATGTACGCCACCGAATTGATGCAGATTTACGAGAAATGGACGCGCATCGCGGATGAGGTGACGGGTATTCCGGCCTATGTCCAAGGCGACACGGCCGCGAGTGGGGCCGGTAAAACCGCATCGGGATTGTCGATGCTCATGGGCGCGGCCACGAAAACCATCAAAACCATCGTCGCCAACATCGACGTGGGATTGATTGAACCCATGGTGCGCGGCTTTTTCCGGTTCGCCATGCTGTACCATCCTGACGAATCAGCCAAGGGTGACTGCCAAGTGGTCGCAAAGGGCAGTACGGCGCTTCTGGTGCGCGAACAGGCGCAAATCCGGCGCAACGAATTCTTGCAAACCACGAACAACCCCGTGGACCTGCAAATCATGGGAATCGGTCGGCGCGCGGAACTGCTTCGCAGCGTCGCTGACACCCTCTCCCTCTCTCCCGACGAGGTTGCGCCCACCCGCGAGGAGATGGAGCAACAGCAGCAGCAACAGGCGGCCCTATCGCCACCGCCAGCCGGGCAACCGGGCGCGGCGCTCGGCCCGGATGGTCAGCCTGTTGCTGGCCAAGATTTTCGACTCATGACTCCCGGAGGTTAAACAACATGGCTTGGCGCGAAGACGCGAAAATCACGAAACTGGAATCGGACACCCTGACCGCCGCCGCACTGACGGCGACTACGGCGGCGATCACTACGGCCACCGTCACCACGGCGACGATCACTACGGGCAATATCACTACGGCGGCGGTCACGAACCTGACCGTCAACAGCAAGAAAACCCCCGTGACCGCCACGCTGACCCCGGCCGCTGGGGCGGCCAACGTCACCAACGTCACCATCCAGTTGAAGGATGGCAGCGGGACGGCGCTGGCGAACGCGGCCATCGTGGATGTCTGGCTCTCCGATGCCGCGACCGGGCTGGGCATTACCGGGACGGCGGCCAGCGGCACGCCGGCGCCGACAACCGGGACCATCCTCGGAATCCTGACCGCGAAAAAGGCGTGGCGCGTCGTGTCGAACGCCAGTGGCGTGATCGTGCTGGAAATCACCGACACCGCGAAAACCGGGTTTTACGTGGCTGTCGGGGCAAACAACACCGTCATCGCCATTTCGGCGCAACTGGTCGCCGGCAATTACGGCTGATGAATCTGTCACACGAACAATTGTCGGAGTTAGCCCGGCTGGCGGAACGGCGCGAGTATGCCGTGCTGCTGGGGTGGCTCTCCGACGAAAGCACGAAGCTCACGCGGACAGCGGTCACGACTGCTGACGCGCATACGTGCGGGGCTGCAACACTGTTGCAAGACCTCGTGACCATGTTGAGTACCGTGCAGAGCTTGTACCAACAGACGACGAAAACCGGAAACGGCTCGTCGATTTTCTAACCCGCGAAGACCCATAGAGAGGCTCGCAAATGACTGAATACACCGCCGAGATTCCGCAGCGATTGCGGGATGAGGAAGCCGCCGCCGAGGCGTTGCTGAAGCAACCATCGGAACTGTCGCAGGAATCCCAGACCACCGATGAGGATGTGGAGCAGCAACAGGCTCCCCCTGAAAGCGACGCCGCCGACTGGCAGCACAAGTACGACGTGCTGCGCGGCAAATATGACGCCGAACTGCCCCGCGCGCTCGACGAGGCGCGGTATTGGCGAGACCGGGCCGGCCAACTGCAAGAGCAGGTGGATCGGCTGTCGGCCGCCCATCAGGCATCAGGGCAGGCGACTCCGGTTGAGGGCGACGACGACGTTGACCTCAACGACTGGCTCGGCGAAGACGGATCCAAGGCTGTCCGCCAGTGGATGGAGCGGCAAAAGGCGGACATCGAGGCACGAGTGGGGCGCGCGGAAAGCGTGGCCAAGCAAACGGCCGAAGGGGCGTTTTGGAGCAAGGTCAACCAGGCGTTCCCGGATTACGGCCGCATGGTGCAAGACCCCGGATTGAACCAATGGCTGTCGGAGTCGTGGCCAGGCGTCCCGGTGACTCGGATGCAGCAGGCCCAGCAACTCGCCGGTGCGATGAACGCGGATGAGTTCATCGCGCTCCTGCGGGCGTACAACCCCGCGAACGACGGGCGCCGCCCGCCCACCATGCCC